AATAAATTATAAACAAAATGAAAGGGTTAATCGGTATGTATAAGAATGAAAACATATTTGTAGCGGATACTGAAAATACAGTACCGAAATCATTAATTTATCAAAATGCTGATGTATTAAAATCTAAAAGAGAGGAAAATCTATATATCTATTATGATTCAGCTAAAAGCGTTGAAACTCTAAAACAATTAGCTAACAATCAAGCTAAAGGATTTAGAACAGAAACATGGGCTTTTGCTATTACACCAATATCTAAAAATCCTAAAAGAGATGATGTAATAACATGGAATTCAATGGATTTAGCAATGAATAATCTAATAAGTAGTAAACTATATAGAAATTCATTAATATACTTTCACAACCTATCATATGATGGTAAACAAATCATAGACTGGCTAATCAAAAATGGTTATAGTTATCAACCTTTTGATGATGTTTATCAAGATATTGAAACAGAAACATCAAAAGGCATCACACATAAAACCAAATACCGTAAAGGGGTTGAAGAAAAGACATTTTCAGCTTCTATTAGTGGTCAAGGTCAATGGTATGAAATTCTAATAGCAACTGATGCTTATGACTTTATGTATGAAAAAGAAGAAATAATTGATGGTGATTTAACACTAAGAATGGCTAGAAGTATGAAAACAATATCTATTCGTGATAGTTTGAAAATTTTGCCGTTTTCGGTAGATAAAATATCTAAAGATTTAGACACAAAATTTGGTAAACTTACTGGAACTATTGATTATACTATTCCTAGATACTCTGGTTGGAACATAACACCAACAGAACAAAAATATATTGATAATGACGTTTTAGTTATGGCTGAAGCTATGTTTAAAATAAGAGATATGGGTGTTACCGAGATGACAATCGGTTCACATGCTTTTAAACAATTCAAGAAAATGAGATATTCAGGTAATAGTCCTAAACAAAGAAGTACAACTTTTATTGAACAAAGATTTAGAAACGAATTTCCTGAATTAGAACCTGAATTAGATTCATTTTTACGTAAAGCTTATTATGGTGCAGTAACTTTTAATAAATTTGATGATAATTTAGTTAACTTAACTGAACCAAATTTTAAACCAAATAACGGAACAAGACCTTTAACACAATCTGAACAAGTTTTGTTAAACAATGGTCAAATGTTTATGTATAAATACGATGTTAACTCTATGTATCCTACGGTAATGTATTACAATGAGGATAGAGCCAAAGACCCTCTTTTTGATTTTAAATATCCTTATGGTAAACCGTTTAAAATCAATTCAGAAGATGAATTTTATGAAGTTAAAGATGATGAAAGAAAATGTTATATTGTTAAGATTAAAGCAACATTCAAAGTTAAAGATGGACATATGAATTGGCTTCAATCAAAAGAAACAACAATCGAAAACGAAAGAAAAGAATTCATCAAAGAAGTTAAAATACCTACTGAATTCACAATGACTTCAGTTGATTTGGAACAATTAAATAAACACTATGATATTAACTATTTTGAATTTGTAGGCGGTTATTGGTTCAAATCAGTAAAAGGATTGTTTAATCAATATATTGATTACTGGTATAACAAAAAGAATGAAGCTAAAGCAACTGGAAATAACGTAATGTATCTTCTATCTAAACTGATGTTAAACAACCTTTATGGTAAGTTTGCTCAAAAAGTAATGAGAGAAAGCTCAATTCCTGTATTAAACGGTGACCATATTGCTTTTGAATTAGAAGAATATGAATTAAATACAGGATACGTTCCTCTAGGTGCTTATATCACCGCTTACGCTAGAAGATACCTAGTTGAGTCAATTCAACCTAACTGGGATAGATTTTATTATTGCGACACCGACTCAATGGTAATACTAGGTGAAGCCAATGGAATTACATTAGGTAATGAACTAGGTGATTGGGACCTTGAGGGTGTTAGTCAAATTGCTAGATTTGTAAGACAAAAAACATATGTGACTTACGGTCACCCTGTTAACAATCAAATCATTGATACTTCAAAATTAAAACTAGATATTAAAGCTTGTGGTTGCCCTGAGTCAACAAAAACAAGAATGAAATATAAAGTAACTTTTGAAAACGGACCTGATGATTTTATCTTCCTACCTTTAGAAAAAGACCAAAACGGGAATATCATTTCAGAAGAACGTACACCTCTTGAAGTCATCGAAAGATTTACTTATGGTATTGTAGAAGCTGGTAAACTATCTAAAAAGACTGTTGACGGGGGTGCAATCCTATTTGAGACAACCTTTGCTATCTTATAAAAAATAACCCTCTTTGCAGAGGGTCTTTTTTATTTAAAGAAAGGGTTTCGGTAATTCGATGATTAAATCTCATCGTAAAATATAGACCGAGCGACGTAGTCGCTGAAACGAGCTTCACCTTTCTTTAATCTTGCGTGTAGCCAATCAAATAGATGAGACTCTTTTAAACTAGGTAACTCAAGGTTTTGGTTGTCGTATCTGAATTTCAACCTGAAATCTTTATCAACATTTTTACCATCAATGTAACATCTACCAATGATTGGATACCATCTAACAGCATAAGCTTTTCCGTCTTTGTACAAGGTGAATTTATAAATACCATCACCCCAATTATCGGGTTTTTCAATACCACTATTGTTGTTCTTAAACCACACATCTCCTGTATAGTCATTACCACCTACTTTAGCCATAGCTCTAGCGTAAGGGGTATCCAAGTGTTTCTCAGCCAAAGCAACGTTCTCAATCATCTGGAATACAATACCTGGCGCTTTATAACGTTTACTGTCTTCTTGTAGTTTACCTAATAAACCAAAAGCATCGAAGTAAGGGTTAAACATACTAATCGTGTTTGAACAAAATATAACAGGAACATATCTTGATATCTTACCTCCACCACGAGAAATAGACCCCATGATTGTATCGAATTTTTCAATTTCATTTGAAAGGTATCCATTACCAAACGCAGGTAAGAACTCATCAAAGAACATCCAATCAATATCAACAAATGTTGATGAAACGTTTTTAATATCAGCAGCACTATTCAAAGGTAGCACGTACCCTATATGTATTTTTTCTTTTTCATCTCCATCGCCAGTTTCAATATAAATATCTGAATACAAACCTTTCATCTTAATTACTTCATAGATATTCCAACCAGGCATTTTATCTCCCATATACGACTTAAACATACCCACGGCAAGCCCACCTAACATAGCTTTTGTTCTACAAAACAAACCAAACTTGCGACCTGGGTTTTTCTTAATGAAATCTAGTAAGAAGCCCACTGTGCTATAAGTCTTACCTGTACCGCGTACACGAGAACAAGCTATAAAGAAGGCAGGGTCTAAGCCCTGCACGTCTTTCTCTTGTACAAAGCGCTTCATATTAAAGTTATAAATACTCATAATCCATCCCCTTTTATAAATCTGATACCGCTGTCAAACATATTTTGAATTTGACGAGTTGCGTTCATGAAAGGTCCTAACACACGACAACCATCTGTTTTAACATAAGTTGAAGGTAATCCGTTAACTGTTTCCCAATGAGGTTCTTGTGAGCCATCACCTTTAGCCCATAGTCCCACATGAGGTGCTCCAAATCTAGTTGATTTGTAGCCATAATGGTCAAAATATTTTTCATAACGTTCTTTATATACATCGTTTATGTATTTGAAGTCCATTCTGAAACGAATACCACTATACAAGTATGGAAGCCAACCATGTGTTGCACCTGGATGGTAATGGTCTTGTACAAAAGCTTTTTGTGAACCATCCCAAAGTTTAGATGGTGCATCACCGCTTTTTATACTTTGAACTCTATCAAAGTCAGCTCGATACATTCTATCTGAATCAGCAATACTTAGGTTTCTATTAATATCATTAATAGTGTTATTAGCATAAGCTTGAACACCACCACCTACAGCACCGAGAACAGCACCACCAACATTACCAGTAGCAAGACCAGATGTAGCACCCCCGATAGTACCACTAGCAATATTACTCCAATTATTAAGGCTATTATTCATTTTACTAGAAGCAGATTTAAGCATTTGACCTTGAGCCATTTGGCTACTCAAGTAAGTCAAGTATCCATCAGTTGTATAAGGCAAATGAGGGAAGTTATCAAAGTCAATTCTATTCTCAATAGTAATTGCTTTTTTGTTATCAGCCACATCTTGTAAATAATTGATAGGAGCTAATGTAATAACAGGATTACCAATAACTGAAGCTTGAACAACGAATTTGAAATTAGAATGGTCTCTAAAGTTTTCGTAACGGTATTCACGTTTAGAACCATCAGGTGCTTGAACAGAAATGTAAGAAAATTCACCTGTATTCAATTTAGGGTGGCGACTATTACTAGGGTTATTAACAGTAGTAATTTGACCGTCATTAATAGTTTCAGACAAGATATATCTAGGTACGATATATAGCCCCAAAATAGAAGCAGATACTCCTTGAAGTGTTAAGAAGTCAATAGCTTCTTGTAATCTACTAGCACCCCAATCAGAATATTCAAGAACAGCGTTATAACAAGTAATTGCAGCTCCTTGAGCCAAGTGTGGTGTTTTAAATTCAGGGAACTTACTTCTAAACATTTCCCAAGTAGCTTTATCAGCTCGTTTTTTGTTTTTACTACTAGGTTTAAAGTTTCTAATAAGTGCATCTCTACCTTTACTATAAGCAGCATATCCAGGGTCCCCTGATATAGCGTTCAAAATATGCCCGAATGTAGATGTTAAACCAGTATCTTTGGAACCATCAGCTCCGTCTTTGATTGACCAATCCAATAGAACAGCACCCCAACCAGTAACATCAGCACGTTTGAATTGATTATCATATTCATTAAGCAATTCTTTAAGAGTTTTACCATTATCATCAACAGGAGCACCTTTATCTTCTTCAACGAACTCAAACGGAGCTAATTGAATCAGGAATACAGGGTCATTATTAGAAGCAGGCAAAATTTTACTAGGAGCACCCCATTGAGACCAACCATCATTTGTATAAGTGTAAGCTTCTTCTGGAACAGTAATATCTTCAGGAGTTCTAAGCTCAATGATATCATCATCTTGAGGGTTTGCTAAAGCTTTTTGATAATCAATTTCACTTAAATGTTCACGTTCAATCATTGACTCATAATATTCAATATCAAACATAAATGTTTGCCAGTAGTCAATCTCATAATAAATAGCTGTTGTATTATTGTTTACGTATTCATAATCAAGTATTTTAGCATAAAATATCTTGTTATCAAAATCAGTATTAACAAAACTTAACATATTACACTGAAGAACTTGACCCATTGTTAGTTGGAGCTTAATCATACTGAGCCCTTTTTTAACAACAGAAACATTTTGCACTCTATATTGTATGTGGCTATTAAAGTAAGCTAATTGAGCACCTTGTGAGCTAAAAACTAATTCACGGTCATCTGTAATATGAGCTTTATAAAGATTCACCTCACTGTTTTGTGGAATTACAATTTGTACCATATTAATCACCTTTAATTTCTAATGTGTTATATTTGTTATAGAGAGATTCTACTGTTCCATTACCACCTAAATTTCTATAAATATTATAAGCGTCTGTTATTTCCTCATGTTTGTGTAATGTTGTAAACCCTTTTTTATTTTCTTCAGTAATATTTTTCTTCAAACTATCTCTTAACAAAATTTTATCAGTTTGTCTTCTAACATCTTGAGCGTTCATCGCATCTTTTACCATCTTAAGAAAGGAGGTTAAGAAACCTCCTGCCAAAAGGGTTTTTAAAATATCTCCCCAATCCATAGGCTAATACACCTCTCCAAACAATTCTCCATCTAGTTCACGGTAAGCAACGTAACGTCGTTCACCTGTGTAACTAACATAACTTAACCAACGGTAACCATGACCATCATAAACGCTATCATAATGGAATTCATCACCTTTAGAATATACTCCAACAACTTCACTATCCAAGTTGGGTTCTGTGCGAACATTAAGAGAGTCAACACCAACAAGCATTGTACCGTCTTCGTCTTTGACTTTATTAACTCCAGCAAAGTCACCAGCTTCAACAGGTGCTTCGTATTCTTCAGTTTCATAAGCAGGGCGAGCCCAACCGATAACAGTAAGACCACCACCACGGTAAGGTCTAGTACGTCTACGTAATGGTCCACCAACTTCAAGGAAGTCCGCATTACCATCAACGTTTTGTTCCAAAGTATAAACATAATCTTCATCCGCATCTAAGACATATCCACAATGTCCGTAAACTAATCCATCTACTGAATATACTACGATATCACCTTCTTGAGGATTAACACCGTAAGCCATTGGGTTTTCAATATATTCACAACCTGCACTTGAAGCAATATCAGGGATATCTGAAGCATCACCATAAGCAATTTTTCCGTTAACAGCTAACGTTACGTAATCGAATACATCTTTACATTGGTATCCGTAATATCCATCTGGGTCTACACCTACTTTATTTAATAGGTCATTTGTCATTTCTCTAACTGTTGTCATATTATTTGTCCTCTTTCTGATTATAACGTAATGAACTAATACCTAACACACTACCACTAAAAGTAGTAAGCAAAGTAATCAATCCGATAACTTTTGAAGTATCAAATGTGAATAGGTCACCAAGACCAGCAATTAATACAATCAAAGCAGGTGCAACAATTTGCACGATAAATTTAATTTTGTCATAAGTTTCGTTAGTAAATTTCATTTTAATCTTCTCCTTTTTCGTTTTCGTTTACGTATCCTTTTTCGAATCCGTTTCCGTATAATAATTTAAATAAATTTATTTCTTTAATAGAATAAGTTCTAGTATCCGTTGTGTTGTTAAATACTTCTTGGTGAATTTGTCTAGCGACTTCAGGTGACATTTCAGCTGTTGTGAAAATTAAATCTGTACCAAAACTTCTATCTTCCAAAACATCAGACATATATAACCCGTAAACCTCAGTTCCTGTATAACCACTATATTTTGTATCTCTTAAATTTACAGATGATAGAGAATAAGGACCAGCTGGGTGTACCTCAACTGTTTTACTTTCACCTCTAAAGTTATAAGCGTATAGTGTAGACAAAGGAACTTGTGTGTCTATAGAGTAAACACCGTTATCTCCGTCTCCAAAAAGAGATGCTAGAGCAGTTGCTAAATCTCTAAGAGGTCCAGGTAGTGTTTCAGGAACATAAAATCCAAAACCACCTTTAACTTTTGTAAGTCCGTTCATAAAAATAAAATCAGGCTTACCTTCAACTCTTGAATGAGAATAATCAGATACCGATGTTAAAGAAAAAGCTAATATAGGTTCAGTCCCATAGTAGAAATAATCTGAAGCAGTAGCACCACCACTAAATTTAACATGAGGCAAACTAACAAACTTTAAATCACCTATTAAGTAACCAATTCCCCAAGTAGGTAAATGTTTAACATAAGCACCTCTACCAAGAATTTTCATGAAGCTACCTTTTAGTTTAGCTATGTCCTTCTTTTTATATTTACCATCGTCTCTAATTTCACGATAAGTTTTCTTAATTAGTTCTCTTATATGACGTTCTGTCCACTCTCGCAAGTCGAATCAACTCCTTTCGTATTAGCTCTCTAAGAGCTCTCTCTGTTAATTGTTTCATATTATAACCCCCTTATGGTGTATGAGGTTCCGCCCCTCTAATAGACTAAATCACCACCTTAAAGTATAAAGATAAGAGCATAAAAACTGAATTCTCTCCGTGTGTACCATGTACGGTAATAGCTCAGGCTCAACTTAATGAGGGATACCCCTTGCTAAAAATCATTCAACCTTTAACCGTTATCTTTATAAAAGTATTATAACATAAAAACCCTTATCTAGTCAATAAGGGTTTAAATGTTTTTATAAAATTATGGAAGTGATGTAGGCCACGGTTCACTAGTTAAGTAAGAAATAGAACTTACACGGATGTCACCAATGTCTCTATCCGTAGGCACAGGGTCTGTGAATTGGAAACGTAATATGTTACTGTCTCCTTGTCCACCTAGGTACCAAGTACCATAAGGTTTACCTTTGTCATTGTAAATACCACCAATCAAACTGAACTCTGAACGGAAACCTACTGGTACTTTACCATTAGGTAGAATGTAACAATTTCGCTCGCGGTCAGACGGTTGTAAAACGTACCCTTCACCGCCTCTACGGACAACACCGAACCAGCCCCATTGTAGACCACCAAATTGATACATCACGGTATCATTTTTACGTCTTACTTTTAAGTATGAGTTTCCTAGTTTAGAAACGATAGGGAGAGTACGCCAACCTGTATCACCTGTAAGAACTTCCCAACCTTGATTATCTGTTCCAGTTCGTTTAATCCATTTCAAAGCACCGTTCGTAACAGCTGTATCAACATAGGTAGTACCAACTGGTGCTGTTACTCGTCCGTTTGGCATACCGTTGCCGCGGATTTCATAGTCTGTAGCTAATTTATTTAATTTGTTAGATACTTTACTTACTTTTTCAATAGAATCACTAACAACACCTGGTTTCAAATATGATAATACATCAGACTTAGCAGTTTCGTATCTTCCAACAATAGCTGAACTACCGTCTTCATAAACAATAGCAAACTCTCTGTCATTAGTTACAGGATTATCTGATAATATTCCTGTTTGTCCTGGTTGAATCACCAATGATGATGATGATGATTCTAGTTGTGGTTCACGAGGATTATATGTTTTATATTTTATTGTTACTGGTTTAGAACCGATGTTTTTGTAAACTTTATCATTACTCAATTGGAACGCTTGTGTTAGGTATTCACCTGATAACAATTCAGAAATTGTTTCTTTAGTCAAGCTTCCACCTTGTTTCAAACTTTCAAGGAATTTGTTAACGTCACCTTCATTACCTTGTTCTTTCCAAAGTACGTAGGCTGACTTACCGTCTTCACCTTTAGGGCCTGGCTCTCCTTGAATACCTTGAGGACCTGTAGGACCAACTGGACCTTGAGGACCTGGTTGACCGTCTTCTCCTTTGGGACCACGTTCACCTGGTTCACCTTTAGGTCCTTCTTGACCACGTTCACCTTGAATACCTTGAGGACCTGCTGGACCTGTTAAACCGATTGGTCCTTGAGGACCTGTCAATCCAATTGGACCTTGAGGACCTTCTGGTCCACGTTCACC